AACACAAGATTGCGCTCTAAATATGCTTTTACTCCGTCAGTCCAAATTTCAGGTATAAAATTAGCAGCGGTGGTAGTGGTAACCGATGCGCCAGCAAAATTTTCTGATAATGCCATAGTGGTTATCTACTTTCCACGCTATTTTTTAGCGTAATTTGAAAGAACCTTACTCCAATTCCTCTGCCTCTCGTCTTTGTTCATTTCCGCGAACGGATTGACAGAGCGATCTGGCATTGGTGTAGAGTACGATTCATTCGTATTAACTTTCTGATTAAATGATCGCGTTACGAATTTCTGCAACTTTTCAGTTGACAGATCAATCGCAAATTCTCGATCCTCGTCAGATAACTGATTAAGAAGGTCTTTTCGTACAGATTCTTTAATCTGCATACCTTCTTCTGCCTGAGATTTGTACTCGTCTCGTTCAGACTTGTACTTGGTAGCTAGATCCTGCCACTCGTTGTTCTTCTGCATTTCTGCTTCATCTTTTTCATCGAGTTGACCTTGCAATTCCTTTACCTTTGCTTCAGCTTCCTGGCGCTGGTGTCTGTATTTTTTCGCATCTGCGATAAGTTGTCCAACATCAGCGCTGCTGTCGGTACTTTCTTGAACATTACCTTGTTCTACAGGTTGCTCTTCCTGAGCGACTACTTTAGAGTCCGTTTCCATAATTTCTCCTATATGGTGTATACCTTATAACCCATGCCGTTTTTTCTTAATTCCTTAGTAAAGCTTTTGACTACTTCTTGTGCCATTTCTTTACCAATCATCTTTTGCTCGGCAGGGGGTGTAGGGCTTTTTTTGGTTGTTGTAAATCTTCGTGCAAAACTGCCATCTTTTCTTTGCTTTTTTCTATCTCCTTGAAAATCCATACGCTCCGCCATAGAGCCTTTGCGTGTTTCATCTCCTTTAATTCCATATTTAAATCCATTTTTATCTGCACTTATAAACTCAAATGATCTTTTCATCTCTCCTGATAAAGTCAAATTGACATTTGGACTACCACCTTGCTTTATTTTTTGTTTTTTGTAAGCTGGTGTATACGCTTTGAAAGGTCTACCATGTTGGTCTAGTCCTTTTTTAAATATAGAATGCTTGTGTTTTTTTGCTACACTTTTACCTAATGCAGTAAAAAACTCTTTACTAAAAGAAAATGCTTTTTGAAAATTAATCATCCGTAATACTCTTCTAATGTTTTTGGCACTTTGAATGCCCTGCCTTTCTTCTTTGCCTTATCTTGCATACCTTGATAAGCTACTTTAGCTTTTTGCTGTATGTCTCTATTTTGCGTTTTAGGTGACAATGCGACCCATTGATGCCTACAATTAAAGCCACCGCCATCTCGTAAAGCGCCTGGATATTTAGATTCTACCTGAGATTGTGTCAACCCATTCTCTTTTAACATCCGTATACAGACAGGTCTGGTCTTAGAGTCCATTGGGCCTTGATAAATCAGGCGTTGCTCTGGATTATCCTCTAACTGTAAAAGTGTAAGCGACCTAGAGTAAGTAGCCATTGAGGTCGTGATAATCGTGTCTATTTGATACGGTTTGATCGATAGGTCTCGCAGTAGCATTGCTCTAATATCTTTCTGAGGCATCTTCTGTAGAACGCCTTGCACTAAAGATAGCCTGACCCTCTCTCCGATGTCATTCGCATAACGCAGGATAGATGCTTGTTGCATCCTGCGAAGTGCTACTAGTTGTGGTTCTGATACTTGACCAAAGAATACTGCATCGTCAAGTAGTGTGTCGAATGACATCATTAGTCTGTTGACCGCTTGTTGCATCTGAAGGTCAATTAACCAGTAATCGACCATAGTGATACCGCCTAGAATAATCAGTATCTCTTCTGTGGATAGCCCCTGCTCCCTTAAATTTTCTACATCTTCTGTGAATTGATTTTGAGCCTCGGTAAGTCTAGACTCAAAGTCTGCGACCGCTTGGTCGATCGTACTGTCTAAAGGCATTAGCTTTGCAGTCTATCTAAGAGCCTATTCCCTGATCCTTCAGATTCGTCTACTTCTTCTAGTAGCTTTTCAGCATCTTCTGGCAGCATATCTGGATTTTTTAGCATTAGATATGACTTGCGTGTAGCGAGTTTGTTCTGGAATAGCCAGGAGAACATTTCACGTTCTTCTGACGGTGATAGAATTTGTGGCTCTTCAAAATCTACTAGATAGTCTGCACTTAACTTCTGACCTGTCTGCACTTCAATGATCCTGCGGTCAATCTCATAGCGATTGTGTTCCCATGCTCTCCAAGTGTCTTCGATATTGGCTTGTACCTCTGAGTAGTTGTCAATCTCTTGTACTCTCAAAGCTTCTGCTGATTCTGCGTTACCATGAGAATCAATGAACTTTACCCTTAACTGATTATTGTTTAGAGTAGTCTCTACAAGATATTTAGCACCCTTGATCAAATCATCAATACTAGCACTTGGGCCAGTAACACCAAAATTAGCACCTTCTGGTAAATAAAGTATCTTATCTACACCCATAGAAATGCGTGAGCGGTCATCTACACCTGTTACGAACTTGACACCGATAGCACCAAGCCTGATGCACAACGATATTTCCATAGCTGCTACTGAAAGCGCTAGGTCAGCATTTACTACATCACTAGCATCCCCAACCCAAAAGTCTCGGATTGGAGAGTAGCGATGGCAGAAGGATACTGGTAAAATTCCATAGGGGTTGACATCCCCTTCGTTAAATGAATACTTGTCACCATGCGCATCAATACCAAAGTGTTTACCAGGCATACCATCTCTGTCTGCTGTCCATACAATAAATTCTTGATTTGTAAGCTTAGACATTCCCTCGTTCTCAATAGCGTAGATAACACCAAACGGTTCTTTCTCACCTGGCAAGAACAACGGTTCAAAGAATGGAAGTAGTTCATACTCTACTCTATTTCTCTTGTCGTTCCATAAACTGCGGTAGGCCATCGTTCCTAGCAAAAATGTAGTCTGCTCTAACTGCCTACGCTTAGAATTAAGACCTTGTAGGTCTGCAAGTTCACTATAGCGTGGGTCTGCGCTAATACGAGGTGGCCTTTTGTAAGCTTGTCCTCGTGCCTTGCATACTCTGCGCGTTAGGTTCTGCGTGTACGTTGGAACTTGTTGTAGGCTTTCTGAGCCAAAGTATTCTCCTACATAGTCCTCGATATTAAAACCTTCGTAAAAATCTAGAAGGTATTCACGCTCTTTAGTGCGCCTTGTCTCTATGTTGCTTAGATAATCTGCTAAACTATCTATTATTAGTTGTTCTGAAAGATCTTGTATTATCACCAGTCTATTACTCCTGCGGTTCTACTTTTAATTGGAAAAAGATTACACCAGAAATATCTACTGGCATCACAGGCGTGATCATTGAGTCCATCTTTTAGAGGTTCTTCTTTAAGTCTTTGGTCTTTCTTCTTCTCTGGATAGCGGTAATTCTCGAAGCTCGATATAAACTTTTCAGCTCTAGGGTCTGCGTAAAAGTGGGTATTTCCAGAAGCATCCTCAAACCAAGTACGCATATGACTAATACCGTTTGGAATGTTGCGTGAGACCTTATCTCTTCTGTAATCGACATTGATGCCTTTCTTTCTAAAAATCTCTATGTCTCCAATCCCACTCTGTGCTTGTACCCCTCCTCCTGCTGGATCACCGAAATAACGGATGATTGGGTATCTTTTTGCTCTAATCTTATCTGCAAAGTCTTCGGTCTTGATATTCTCTTCCCACACTTCATCTATCAGATAGACCTTATCTTTACTTGGATGTTGTTCAACTTGAAAAAATCCTGCTGCACTTGTGCGGTATCCAAAGTCGATACCCACATAGGTTGGAAGATCTGGGTTATACTTGAGTTTTTGGATGTGTATGGTGCGATCAAATGGAAAAACCCTCCCTGAAAAGCTGGTGAATTGCGCTCCGAACTCTTGTTGCCATGTTTCATATGTAAGTGTCTTCTTTAACTCTTCAATGTCATCTTTGAAAAATGGAGACTCCCAGCTTGGGTGTTGCCAGGAATCCCAGTCTGGAAATTCTTCCGACTTTCCGCGTTGCCATAAATCATATACCCAGTTGTATCCTTCTGGTGTTGTTGTAAAGAGCGCCCAGCCTTGCTTGTCGGCTAGCGTTGGTCTGAGATACTGCTCCCATACGATTTTCCTTATCTTTGCTGCTTCTTCTACTACTAAGTGGTCTATACCATCACCAACTAATGACTCTGGTCTGTCTGCTGACTTGACCGATACTTCGCTGTTTAGACCAGCTAGTTTCATATAGTGTACTGCACCGCTGATCTCTTTCTTGTATGCGATCGGAAGTCTGAGCTTTGTGATGATGTCTACCTTGACCTCTCGCATAATCTTGTCTGCTAAATCAAGCGTTGGGCCAACTATCCATGTTCTCGTATTCGGAGTAAGGATATAGGGCAAGATTTCTTTAGCAGCACTATAGCTTTTGCCTGACCTTCTTCCCTGTACGTTCACTCGAAAGCGTGCTGTCGAATTATGTACGGAAAGTTGATTAGGGCTAGGCGAGTATTCTAGGGCTTTCCAGAGCTTCTGTTTGTTTAATACTTTTCTTTTCAATGGGTGAATCTTCGTAGCCACACTCTTTGAGTAATCCCTCAAGATTGCCTACTAGTTCTAGTTCATTACGATCACTTTGACCTAAATATTGTTTCCCTAAAAATATCAACATTGCGTTTGAGCCTTGCTCGGCAGTCTTCCATTGAAGCTGACGTAGCTTGATCTTCATGCTTTCTCTACCACGTTGTATCTCTGGCTTGAAGCGTGTGCGAATGGTTTGCTCATCGCAGTTATGAAGCTTTGCTATTTCTACCGTAGAACAACCAAAGCTTGCGAGCATCTCTACTTTTTCAGCATCGATGTCTAGCTTGGGTCTGCCTAGTTTTTTCTTTTTGTCCATAAGATTCCTATAGTCTTTCAAAAACTATGAATTAGACTACATCAAAAAGAACCCAGCACTTGCGTATGGCTCTGCGCCAGTAGGTTTTGGCTGATGATTCAGATATTTCCAGGTTTTCTGCTATGAGTGGGAAGCTGTGTGATTTTAAGCGCATCTTGAAGACCTGAAGTTCACGCTCGGATAAGTTGTCGTAGGCTTCGTGAGCCGAGAGTTGCCAATGCCTCATATGTGGCTCGATGAGTCCAGAGCGGAAGATCGCTAGCTTGCGAAAGAACTCGTCACCGAGATCGATGGATTCGATGAGTCTTTCGTAGTCAGCTTCTGTGATTATTGGCCAGTCCATTATTGTAACATATGTTGGTGCTTAAAAATAAAAAAAAATTTTAGGCGCGATGTATGTCGCAGGCAAAAAGCTGTCCTTGTGGCTCGGCTTTATTCACAATAAAAAACCCTGGTTTTAATTTAAAT